ATATAGAAGTCGACAACGAGCTCAGTAAAATCCTCAACGCACTAACAGCGGATCTCGGGGCAGTATTGAGAGATTAATAAAAATTATAGAGAATAAAAAATGGCGTTGACGAAAGCCGACATGGCAGAACGACTTTTTGAGGAATTAGGCCTCAATAAGCGAGAAGCTAAAGAATTAGTTGAAATGTTTTTTGAAGAAGTGCGTGATGCACTCGAAAATGGCCAACAGGTAAAGTTATCTGGCTTTGGTAATTTTGATTTGAGAGACAAAAAACAACGTCCAGGGCGTAACCCCAAGACTGGACAAGAAATTCCGATAACAGCTAGACGAGTTGTGACGTTTAGACCTGGACAAAAATTAAAAGCGAGAGTCGAAGCCTATGCTGGAACCCACCAACAATAACGAATTACCGCCCATTCCTGGCAAACGCTATTTCACTATAGGTGAAGTCAGCGATTTATGTGCTGTAAAGCCGCATGTTTTACGCTATTGGGAGCAAGAATTTACCCAACTTAAGCCTGTTAAGCGCCGCGGTAATCGTCGTTACTATCAACGTCAGGACGTGGTGATGATTCGTGAAATTCGCAGTTTATTGTATGAACAAGGCTACACCATTGGTGGTGCACGTTTACAGTTAACCGACGGCCAACAAAAAGAAACGCTAAAAAGTGATCCACAAATGCTGCATCAATTACGCATGGAAATGGAAGAAGTTTTAGAAATCCTCTCTGCATGATTATTCCGCGTTCGCAGTCATTGCGAGCGTAGCGAAGCAATCTCACAAAACATCAATACCAGAATTCGGGACGTAGCGCAGCCTGGTAGCGCACCTGCATGGGGTGCAGGGGGTCGGAGGTTCGATTCCTCTCGTCCCGACCAAATAGAAAAACCTTGAATTTATTCTTGGTGCCAAAAAACCGCATAAGTATGCGGTTTTTTGCGTTTAGGTGGTCTGTTTAGTGAAGGTGGTTAGGTTTTTAGAAAGACTAAAATGGCGGTTTTTGGCAGTTTTACCGCCAATTTACCGCCATTAATTTGATAGTGGGTTACGCAGAACGGCATCGGCTAAATGGCTCGGTGCAAGGTGCGCATACCTCATTGTCATTTTAATATCAGAGTGGCCAAGTATCTCTTTGAGCGTGAGAATGTTTCCGTCATTCATCATAAAGTGGCTGGCAAATGAGTGCCTTAAAACGTGCGTAAGCTGGCCTTTAGGTAATTCTATTTTTGCCCGGGTGATGGCTTTTCTGTAACTGCCAGAGCAGTTGGTAAAAATTCGATCGCTAGGTTCTTTTAATTTAGAAAATTTTAACAGCTCTTTATAGAACTCTTTATCAAGCGGGATATTCCTGGTCTTTTTCGATTTTGTTTTAACATAAGTTACGCTGCAGTTATGTAATTGTTTTTTGGTAAGCTTTTCTGCTTCGCTCCATCTAGCCCCTGTTCTTAAGCATAAATTAACAACATACCAGGTTGATTCGTTTATACACTTATCTTTTATAGTATCTAATAAAGATTCTATTTGAGTTAACGAGAGGTAAGTCATTTGTTTTTCATCAAGCTTAAGTTTATCTACATCAATAATTGGGTTCTCATAGTCGAGAACTTTTAGCTTAATTAATTTGTTATACATGGCAGAAAATAAATCATGCAAGTTATTAAATGTTTTTGCTGCGACTACATCTTTGTCTTTTATTGTTCGTTTATATCTATATTGAACAAAGGCTTCAGGTGTCAGCATATGAGCAATTGGATTACCAAGTTCTCTGGCCGCAACCTTTATCTGGCGTTTAAATTTTTCTGCATTGCTTAATGTGAAGCCATGATACTTGTACCAGATATCTATTATTTCCAGCAGAGTGCGTGGATCATCTATCTTTATGTTCGTTTTTGGTAGGCCAAATAAGTACTCACGCTCAAATGTTTCGGCATCTCCTTTAGTTTCGAACGTCCGACGAACACGTTTTAATCCCTTTCTGTCTATCTGACATCGCCATTTTCCATTTTTTTGTTTTTTTACAGTCACTTAAAATTTCTCATTAATGTATAGGGTTAGGTGTATGCCTAATTTATTCTCAAAATATTCAAGGCCTCCGGAAAAGCGTTACATTTGTAACTATTTAAAATTTATATAAAAAAACTTATTAATATCATATAGATAGAGAGGTTTTCCTCTTTTATCAAAGCGTTACAAAAGCGTTACAAAAGCGTAACAATGTAACGCTTTGATGTTACAAAAATGTAACGCTTTGGAAAACAACCCTAAACACGCTTGAAACCCTTGCCACACCTAGCTTTTTACCCTATATAAGCAAATGCTGTGTAACGCCATGTTACAAAAATGTAACGCTTTGCAAAAAGCAAAAAAGTCGTGTAACCCTATGAAAATAAAAAAGAAAAAAATAATTTTTAGAATTAGTTACAAATGTAACGCTTCTCCGAAACCCCTAGTCAAAAATATTGATTTTACCGCGTGAATAAATTTCTAAATTCCACTCTTAAAGGCACAGCCAAAGCATAATCACGTTCATGATCAGGAATTGTTTCAATTACCTGGAGAATAAAATCTGAATGATTATTGCTGTGTATTTCGTTTATTTTACTTAATAAATCTTTAAGTAATTTTATAGCCGCTGTCGTTTGGCCTTGTTTATGCAGAAAACAACAGGTCGCAAACGTATCTGTATATAAGCACCGTTCTTGATTTGGTATCTCTTTAAATAATTTATATAACGTTTCTTTATCAACCATCGTTATCTTCTAAAAACTTTCGATACTGTTTTAAATTAAATTTTAATTCCGTTTCTAGCCACGCCTGCTCATCTTCGTCGGCATAAGTCATCCAGTCCTGGATAAAAGTAATAATTCTCATCGTTCGTGGATTAGCCCCTGAATATTTTACTGCTGGCTCGGCTATTTCATTGGATTGAACCATCATTTGACCATCTCCTGAGAGAAGCCAATCAACAGAAACCCCTAAATTTAGGTGTAACCCTCTCAATAGTTTTCCACCAACGGGCGAATTTTCATAAATTGAATTATTTATTGTTCGCTCCGACACACCTGTTTTATTAGATATATCAACAGGTTGTAAATTTAGGTGTTGCATCACCAACTGAAGACGTGATATTTCACCTATTTTTTTCTTGCTTAACCTATTTTTAGGTGTTATTGTTTTTGTCATTAGTAAATACCTTAATTGAAAACAAAGTATATATCAGGAGATAAATTATGGAAGCACTACAAGACAATCGCCCGCCAAAACCAAAAACGGCACAAATCGGCTTTAGATATGGTGAAAAAGCCAAAGCAGCAATAGAACAAATTGCTGATAAAGAGGGCGTTGATCCATCAATTGTATATCGCAAGCTTTTCACTTCTGGGCTTAAAACCGTATACGGCATTGATACGTTTCGTAATGAGCTAGTTGAATAATTTAAATACGGCATAACGACAGTATCTCGCTGAGTGCATCACCTGAATATTGGTTAAAACACCAAAAAAATGACAAAAATAAAAGCACATATTCTCAAAGACGGAATTGTTAGTAAGAAAGAATCGGTTGTGCTTTGTTATTTATGTGAAGGGTACATGCGTAAAGAAATCGCATTAAGAGTGTGCAGAACACCCAGCACGGTTAACCGACACATCGAAAATATTGCAAAAAAACTTGATTGCAGTAGTGCCGCAGAAATAGTTGCAACAGCCATCGCAATAAAAATGGTCAGGATTGAAATTAATCATGATCACAGTTTGTTTTCTAAATGCTTAATGGTTCTTTTAATGTTTAATTTTACTGCTGGCCATTTAGATTTTCAGCGTAGCCCACGTTCACCCAGACCACTTAGAACAATGCGTGTTTCAGGCAGGTTAGTTCGTGGTCAACGGCAATTTCCTTAAGAGGATGAAAAAATAATGAAAGCAATGACATCAAAAGGCATGAATCCGGCAGTGGAAATGACAACAAGAGAACAGTTTTTTTTCGAGCGCAGAGTATTTAGATATAGAAAACGTATTGGTGCAAAAGAAATCTTACCTGTTAGAGGATTATTTTTTGCAGAGCAAATAATAGCTAGTCAAAAAATCAACCCTGAACAAGAGTCAGAAAAATTAATAAGCGAACTTGAAAAAATCTATCAACGTGATGGCTGGAGAGATATTAAACAGTTAGTAATTTATGAGTCGGAAATAAAGAAACGGCTTTCAGAATTATTATGAGGCGACTTTATTACAGAGTGCTTCGTGACATTGCTGCCGTAAAGATACTGGCTGCGTTGGTAGCTTCACCTGAACGATATATGTACATTTCTGACAAGGTGCAGAGCGGCGAACTTAGCAATCATGCCGCGACAGAGAAGAACGCAACCAAAGCAATATTGATGGCCGACCAGTTAGTTAAGGGCATTAAGCAGCGAAATACTCTTGACTCATAACACAAAGTCATAAGCAGCCGAGGTACGAGGTCTGTCTTATGTGACTGTTATGAATTTTAAATTATGAAATATATAAAAACATCACAACTTACAGAGCTTGAATCACGCCAGTTGTGGGAAGGTATTAAAAAAGATAGTCCGGCTTTAGCGGATTTAATGAGTAGGGATCCTTTTGTAGAAGAGTTAAAAGAAATATTTAACGCCACATTCCAGTTTGAATTTAATGAGTTCAACCGGTTTATTAAAATTGGACAAGAACAGATGATAAATAAAAATGACAATACCTAATTCTGCAGTAGCACGTTTTGACTTAAATCCACTGATTGTTGATCGATTAAAAAATGAATTCAGCATGAAAGAGGCTGGTGAACATTTACGCGGCGGTGTCTGCCCGGATTGTGCTAAAAAAACATTATGGACATGGACTAATAAGCCTGGACGAATACAGTGTAATAGAACAAACAACTGTAATTATTCAGCCACAAGCAAAGAACTTTTCCCTGACCTATTTGAAAAAATAAATAAAAAATATCCCCCCACAAAAGAATCTCCTCACGCCACTGCTGATGCTTATATGTCATTGATTCGTGGTTTTGATATTTCAAAAATAAAAGGCTGGTATGTTCAAGATAAATATTACAACCCTAATGCTGAACCTGTTGCCACTGCCACTGTCCGTTTTTTTCTTGATGATAAAAAAACACTTATTTGGGAACGATTCATCGAAGAATTAATTATCACCGATGAAGACGGTGATAAAGAACCGAGAAATAAAAACTTTAAAGGGAAGTTTAAAGGGTCGTGGTGGGAACCCCCAGGATTTGAAATTAATGAAGGTGATGAGGTTTGCTGGTGCGAAGGGATTATGGATGCCATTGCATTAAATATGATGGGTATGAAAGCAGTGGCCATTATGTCATCGGGTACTTTTCCGTATGAAGCAATTAAACCTTATCTCGATAAAAACATTACATGGGTTATTGCTCTTGATAACGATGTTACTGGAAGAAAATTTTTAACTAAGCATGCTAAAAAACTACGCGACATGGGGCAAAAAGTTGATGCTATGTTATCGAGCAGCGGTGAAGAAAAAGCCGATTGGAATGATTTATTTAAAAAGGGAAGGCTGACCGAAAAGGACATAAAAGAATATCGTTATTTAGGTAGGCTTGAACTTGCGACAAGCGCAAAGCAAAAAGCCCAAATGATATGGGAACATAATACTTATAAAAATTATTTTGTTTTCCCGTTTAATAATAGAACTTATTCAGCCAGGGTAAATAAATCAGATTATGATAAAGCAGCAAAAACACATTGGGCTAGTGTTTTAGGAGAAGATTTAGACAAAATAAAAGACGAAGATGTTAAAAAAGCAAAAGAAGAAGCCGACTTTTTACAGATTGATAAAGCCAATGAATATTCTTTTAGTCAGGGTTGTAAAATAAATAAAATAGCCTCATTTGAAATTAATTTTTTATATTTTCAAGAGCCAGATAACGGCGAAGATGGACAGTACTTCTTTCGCTTTAAACTTTCAAATAATTCACCAGAAAAACAACTCGCCTTTACTCATAAAAGCATTAGCGCAGCCGGCGACTTTAAAAAATCCGCATTAAGAATTCCAGGCGCACAATTCACTGGCAATACTAAAGACCTTGATCAGCTTTATGATAGTTGGACAAGTTATGTTCCAAAGGTAGTCCGCACTCTCGATTTCATTGGTTATGACCGTGATAGCAAAGCGTATGTGTTTAATGATTTTGCTGTTGAGTCTGGTCGTGTTTTAAAACTTAATCCTGAATCATTTTTTCAACTTAAAAAGTCAGGTATTAAAACAATGGTTGATATTCGCCAGAAATTAGTAGTTAAACATCACAACGAATGGCTTGCAGATTTCACTTTGGCATTTGGCGTTAAAGGATTTATTGCTTTGTCATGGTGGTTTGGTTGTTTGTTTGTTGAACAAGTAAGAGATAACTATCGGTCTTATCCTTTTTTTGAATTAATTGGTGAGGCGGGTTCGGGTAAATCTGATCTGGTTGATTTTTTATGGAATTTATTAGGTAAAGAAGGCGAATCATTCAATCCTAACTCATCCACCCTTGCTGGGCGCACTCGTAAAATGGCAGAGGTTGCCAACATGCCCGTTGTTTTTAATGAAACTGACAATGAAAAAGAAGCGCAAGAAAGGCATTCAAAACGTTTTGATTGGGATGAGCAAAAAGATTTATTCGATGGTGAGTTTGGACGGGTAACCGGTATTAAGTCACAAGATAACAGCACGAAAAAAGCACTGTTTAAAGCGGGTTTAATGATTGTGCAAAATATTCCAGTCCAAGCCTCTGAAGCGATACTAAGCCGTATATGTCATTTGAGATTTGATTGCACCCACCATTCAACAGAAGGTAAGTATGCATCGGATAGGCTTAATGTTTTACCGTTAAAAGAAACAAGTGGGTTTTTACTTAACTCAGTAAAGCAAGCTGACAGAGTAATGAAACATTTTGATATTAAATTAAAAAAACACATGACAGCTTTGCGCAAAAACAAAAAAATAAAGTTGCAGCGGATTGTGGAAAATCACGCAAAGGTGATGGCGTTTGCCGACTGCTTAAAGGGTGTTATTACTGAAATACCTGATAGCACTATCCAATTAGTCCATAGTCATCTTGAAGAAATGGCCGTTGAACGACAAGGCTCACTAAATAAAGACCACCTAATCATTCAACAGTTTTGGGGGCAGTTTGATTACCTTGATAGCAAGCCAATGCCTGGTGATAACTTAATAGAACAAAAAGACTTACTAAACCATAGCGGCACACCAGATAATTTAATCGCTTTTAACCTCGAAGACTTTCATAGCAAATGTCGTGTTCATGGTTTACCTATGATTGATCCGAAAGAATTAAGAAGACATTTACCAACAAGTAAACGCCGTAAATATTTAAGAAATGAACCAACACGTTCCCGACTCGAAGGACGGATTATTCGTTGCTGGATTTTTGAAAAGCAAAGGAGTGAATAAATGTTAAATGTGAATTATGTAGAACCAGAGCTATGCGAATTGTGTGGTGTTCATCATGAGCCAGAATATCCTCACGAGATAAATGCAACCTATAATTTTAGATTTTTTAATAAATATAAACGTCAACCAAAAGCCGAAGACAGCTACTCACATTGCAAAGGACTTATTTTTGAATGTGCTGAAATAGTATTTAAAGAAAAGCTTAATTAGGTGATCGCCCAGCCAGCGGTGGCGGTATCAGTAACACTGGCAGCAGGGGCTTTGTTCCTCAAGTCATCCTTTCAGAGTGACCTTGCCGGTTGACCCACGAAACGGGTTTTTCTTTTACAACTTATTTGAGGTGGAGACCATGAATACACAAAGTGAAAAACAGAAAGAAGAAATGCTTAGTCATTTAAGAGAGAACATGGAAAAAGTCAAAAGGCATTATGCCGCAGCACCTGCGAATTTTCTTCAGGCATGGAAAGAAGCAGTAATTAAAATTGGCACCGGCTATTTTCAAACGCAAAGAGGCTACACCATGCCAATAGAGGCTGCGGCTGCGACAGACAAGTGGCAACTAATTCCTAATATCGACGCAATGGAGAATCGCCTTGGACTTTGCAGCGTCGGAGAGGGTGTTTTTATGGCCGCCGTCCTTAGTTTTTATAACAGTGAGATTAGTGAGAATTTTATGCACCACTATCAAATGTTTGGAATAGGTGATGTAGCTAATCGATTGGATTTAGATGAAGCAGATATTATTTCTCGCTTAATGCTTAACCATACAGGGTGGTAATAATGCCTGGAAAACATTACATCGATACCAGTTCGCCTGACAGTAATTTTTCAATGCCTGATATTGGTGTTGATTATAAAAGCTGGCTTTTAAGTAAATATGAAAAATCAGTCATGGAGCAAGACGGGCAACCCGCTTTTTATGGCGTTGCTCAGCAAATTAATCATTTGATATTTGAAGCGAAAGAAAACGAACATCAAATTATTGCATTTGGGCAACATGCCAGAGAAGCCGCAGCAGTAATAAATGAACTTTCTCATGGGTTAGTTACGGTGGAGGTGGTGAAATGAGCGATTTAAGTTGTTGGGACTGTGAGCATTTATTAATTGCACAGGAAGGTTGGCACTGCAAAAAACATCTAGAGTGGTATACCGAAGAAACAGATGTGGATGATGCTTTTATGAGATTCAAAACAAATAAACAATGTATGTTTTTTGAAAGGGCATTCTTTGAGGTGGTGAAATGATAGGTACTTGTTGGGATTGTGAGGCCTTGGAGGCCACTGTTGGTGGTTGGCACTGCCTTTTTCATAATGTTTTTCTTCATGAACAAGTTAAGCCAGGTGATGTTGGTCGTGGTGGTGATGGATCGAAGTAAAATACCCTTCTGCACCAGTAAGAAAAATAAATATAACGGTGAGGTTTGAACAATGAAACATTGGACAAGCATTTTAATTATTACTATCTCCGCATTATTAATGCAGTGGCATAGCGTTGCGTTTTGGTTTGAGTATACCGGTTATACCGGTGTGGGTTTTTCCCTGGCATTGGAAGTGGTGGCTCTTTGGTTATGGTGGCAAGGTAGAACGTGGTTAGCGGTGGTGGCTTCATTATTACTTGTTGCTGGTCCTTTGTTTCAGCTTTCTGCACCCGTGATGGAAACATTAACCCGTAATAACACTAATAAAATATTAATTTCGAGTTATGAGAATGAAATAAAACAATTAACATCTTCGCTAAATCAATATGATTCTAATAGTAATAAACGAATAGGGTGGTCTTCACGCATTGACAGGGCGCAGCACGATCTCTCTCAAGCCCGTTCTAAGTTGAGGACGCTCTTGGCGGTTAAACCTCCAGAAACGTCTCAGCGGCTTTATATGGTTGTTTTAATGCAGGCACTTGCCTTGTTGGTGATTATGCGGTCACAAATTATCGCCGTAAAAGAATTACCGCTTGTTACGGAAAATAGATCGAAACAACCGAAATTACAAAAAGGATCGAAACAAGAAAATACTATAGAGAGTTCAGACACATCTAGATTAGTTAGAATTAACGGACAGATTAAACGGGTAACAGCATTAAATGATTTTGATAATCGTGTTATTGCGGTTGCTGAAAAAATGAAAAAACAATTGCCATCATATAACGGTAAACAAAGAAGGTTAGCTGATGATATAAACGTAAGACCTGCCGACATATCAATGGCTTTCAGGCACAAAGAAAAAAAAGAAGCTGGAAAAGAAATAGTTTCCGAAAGTGCTTTAATTAGGATGGAACAGGCAATGGCAAAAATATGAGTGAAATTAATGTATTCTTCAGAGGTGAATTATGAGTAAGTCTAATTACTTAAAAAAAGGTTTTGATAAAAACGCAGAGTGCTTCGACGGATTAATGATGGAGGCGAGAGAACACATGGGTGATATGGAAGAACGCCTAGCCACTATTGTAAAAATCCTCGATGAGGGTGTTGATATGGATAACTTAACGTATGATTTTCAAGCAGTAAATCAAGTTCACAGGATTGCTTATTGTGGCACTTTTCCAAAAATAACCAAGCATCACGATACTGAAATTTAATATTACCTGGGGGAAGGTATGGAAACAGATAAAAGATATCCATTGTGCTGGCCTGATGGTTGGCCAAGAACGAATAATTCTAAAATTACACATTCGTCATTTCGAGTGACTCAAGATAGCGCACAAAATAATTTGCTGGCTGAGTTAAAGCGTCTGGGCGCAAAAGAAATTATTATATCAACCAATATCCGTTTGCGTAACGATGGTTTACCATATGCCAGCCAACGCCCACCAGAGGACAAGGGTGTTGCTATTTATTTCAAGTATAAAAAACGTGAAATGGTTTTTGCGTGTGACAAATACACGATTGTAGGTGATAACATTCATGCTATAGGTAAGACTATCGAAGCGTTACGCGGTATAGAGCGCTGGGGTGCTTCGGATATGTTAGAGCGTGCTTTTACAGGCTTTGAAGCCCTGCCCTCTCCTGATAACGCTGGTGGAGCCCGATGGCAAGATGTTTTACAGGTGGGTAACACTTACACGCTGGATGAAGTTGAGCGTAACTTTAAGCTATTAGCGAAAGAACATCATCCGGATAATGACGGTAACGCCGATCAATTCGATTTGCTGGTTAAAGCACGAGACCAGGCTAGACAGGAGTTAAAGTAATAATGAAAAAATTTATATTAATAACATTACTGATTATTTCATTTTCAGCAATAGCAAAAACAAACTATGGTGCTGCCCTGGTCTCGGAGGTTGTTTCAGTTTATGACGCGGATACTTTTCGCGTAAATATTAAAGGTTGGCCAGCGGTGGTTGGGTTGAATATGCCTGTTAGAGTGAATGGCATTGATGCTGCTGAAATTCGCGGTAAATGTCCTGAAGAAAAATCCCTGGCTAAACAAGCGAGATTATTTACGGTTAATTTCCTGAAGGGTGGAACCGTTGAACTTCATAATATTACACGAGGTTATTATTTTAGATTTGCTGCTGATGTTTTTGTTAATGGAAAAAGCCTTGGTGATGCATTAATTAAAGCAGGGCATGCACGGTTTTATGATGGGAAAAGTAAACGGGCGGAGTGGTGTAAATAATGCTTATTGATTTAATACCAACTGAAAAATTACCGTGGATTATTGTTTGGATAGATTGGAACATTTATGCGTTCTGGCCAAGCATGGTTGCTTCAGTAATATTTTTTACTACACATTACTGGATAAAGATGCCATACCATTCATTTGAAGGTATTTCTTTAGCAGTATTTGTTGGGTTTTGTGCATGGATTGCATCATGTGCGGTTCGCTATGGGTATGCTGTTGGATAAAAAATTAAATCAGCAGACAATATTGTATATACTGCTAAAGCTGCATAACAGAGGTTATATGTTTTGAGGAGAAAATATGATAGCAAGTGAACTTATTAAAATTTTAGAGAAAAGACCGGATGCTGAGGTTCTTGTGATTGTCGGGAAAGATAAGAAAACTTATGTTATCGATGAAACAACCCACGCCATGGCTCACACGGTATTTCTAATAGGAAATAAAACCCCATTTGAAGCTGATAATCTATAACAACTGATATGATGCCTTAAGCCTTAAAAAAATCACCCTGCATTAAAGCCTGCCTCTCTTTAATGGGCAGGTTTTTTATTAAAGAGGCAGCGAGTTCTTGTGTTGATTTAATGGGTGGGTTGAGGTCGTGCTTATGGCTGAGAGTGAATACGAATGATGCGCCACAGTCGGGAATGTTTGTGCATTGGCCATATATATCTTTAACCGATGCTGATAGTGTGTTTGATGATGTTATTACTGCTTTACTTAAGCAGTGTGGGCAATCTAAGCGCATACTTTCCCTCTATGTTTTTATTAGTCTAGCAAAAACAGCGAGTTATACAAAGTAATGAGTTATTTTTTGTATTTGGATAATCCATGATCATTTATATATTTGTGATATGTCATGTAGTCATGCTTACTTATAATGCTGACACTAAAAAAAAGCCATCCGATACGGAGGATTTTTCCTGAGCCAATCTTTCCTTTAAATTTAAATGGTTTTATTAATAGGGGAGGAGCAGCTATTTCAAAAAAAATTAACACTTTATTATTCCTTTTTTTTGTTAAAAATTTTAGAGATTGAAATGCAAAAGGCCGCTTTAAGATCTTGTGTTGCTATACCAATATTTACGGATGCTTCGCCAAGCGAGCCTTTCAGCTCTTTTTTTATCTGCTCGTCGGTTACATCTTCAGGTAATTTGTAATATTCCCTAACGCCATCAATTGTTTTTTTATCCATACAATTATTCTACTGTATCGAGAACAGTAAAACTACATATCTTAATTATTATCTTCGTGCCACTTGGGTTCTTTAAAGCGTACTGCATTTGCGCCCAGGAATTCATTTAGTTCCAAGAAGGGCTGTTGCATCGCGCCTATTTCCAGTTCGTGATACACCTCCATGATTTTTTTAATATCACCATAGCCACCGGTGTTTTCTGCCATCACACCAGAGAGGCCAGCTTGCATGCGGTGCATGGATAGCATTTCTTCTTTTGTGATGTTCTTCACACGCTCAAATTCATCTTTTGTTGATATATCACCTACGGGGATTATTTCAACAGGTTTTCTTGCGCTGGTTTTCCCTATATTAATATAAAGTGATCGGAAATTACCTGGTCCTTTTGAGGCGCGTACTTTTTCTTCTATTTTTTTGGCTGTGTCATCATCGAGATCGGCGTCATTGGTTAATAAGATATAACCCATGTGAGCACCGTTAGAATAATACTTACGGCGAAACAGTCCGGCTTCTTCACTTAATAGCACTGACTGTATGCCGCCCACGTATTCAGGCATGCCATAAATTTCTTGCATGACATCTGGCTCTTTAATGTGAATGACTTCATCTTTTTTAAATTCGATTGTGCTGCCATCGTTTTTAAGTTTAAAAAATTGACCAGGTTCTTTTCCTCTACGCATTGATACTGCAGGTAAGCGTTCGGTTCTAACCACTGTTCCAAAATGGTTTTTAAACTTCTGGAAATACATGTTGCCAAACACGCCATAGTCGAGCGCAGCTTTTTGAAGCGATGCATAGGTAACTAATTTTGATGGAATGAACCATTTTAAAACCATGTTCTTTTTAAAATGTAGTATCGGGCCATGATGTGCGTTGGCAGACATTAAATTAGCAAGCCCGGTTAAACTCACTGGTGGACGATAATATTCACCATGAACATCAAGATATGTGCCTAAATAATCCAGCGGGTTATTGGTTAAAATAGGTTCTGGATCACCAAATTCAAAAACGTGACTGGCTGATGGTTGCGTTGCTATATTTTCTGACATAATTATTTCCCGATTTATTTTAGTCGCTCATTACTACACTGGATTTTTTGCGTGGCACCAGGTCTTCATAGTTAAGTGCATGCATAACACCCCAGGCTACGTCTGCATGTCCTGTGGTGTTTGATCGGTTTGCGGCATAGGTTATTTGACCTGATGGTGTTGATGTTTTACTTATCATCATAAATGCTTGAGTCACTTCTTTGTCACCGGCACTGTATTCAAAGCGTCCATTTTCAACAACGTCTAATGCTTTTAAAACCAGCTCTGTTTTTGTTTGTATGGAGTAGTTTATTGGCGTGGCTCTTCTGAAGAACTTCTCTACCATTTCAAAAACACCATAACCGATTCCGGTAATATCTATGCCAATGTGTTTAACATTATGGCTTTCCGTTATTTCTTTTATTCTATTGGCCTGGTATTGAAAGTTCACCCCGTGATAGCTTTCTTTTTTAAGCAGCCGCCATTTGTCAGTTGCCTTTAATGGTATGGCCATAATAACAATAGAGGCATTGTCTCGAGTACGTGATGGATCATAACCGAGCGCAATCGGGCGATTACCAAATGGCATTGCTGCATCTGGGTTGTAGTCTGTCCAGGTCTCGGAGTCGACCATGCAGGCAATAAGCTTTGATAATGTAAACACGCTCATTGCATCATCGATGAATTTGCACATAAACAAATTATCGAAGTCATCTTTGCTGTATTCTATTTCGAGTTCATCGATGTCAAATAAATCACAGCCTTGTGCTTCTGCATCTTTAACGGTAACAATATGCCGCCATATTTTGTCTTCACCCAAAGAACCGTCTTTAAGTGTTTTATGGCTTAAATCAAATTCAACCTGGTTTTTCTCTGACCGGTTTTTATTAAATTTTTCACCTGACCACATTAAATAGGCCTGGTGAGACATGGCAGAGGGTGTAGAAAATAAAGTCCGGCGCCATTTTTTGTGGGCTGACATACCAGAGGCGACTTTCCACAGTTTTTCAAAGTGTGGTATCCAGAAAACTTCATCTACATATAAGTGGCCATGGTAGGACTGTGCGGTTCGTGAGTTGGTTGATAAGAAACGTATCTCTGCACCATTAGAAAGAATAATGACACCTTGGCCTTTTAACTCAACGTCAAAGTGTTCTTGTGCTATTGCAATAATATAAGCTTTGAATACTTCCGCCTGGTCACGGGAGGCGGATAAAAATATCTGGTTATCACCCGTTAGAACAGCATCCTCAAACGCTTCATAAGCAAAGTAATAGGTTGCACCAATTTGTCGAGACTTTAATATAAAACGATTACGTTTTGTTACTGCTATACATTTTGTTTTATGCCAAAGTAATTGGTATTCAAAGAAATGATTTTTTCTAAACTCATCCAGCATTTCTTCTGTAATGCCAGAGATATCATTCTTTGGTGCTTTTTTGCGTGAGCGTTTTTTCTTTTTAGCCTGGTCTTTGTTTAGGTCTTGTTGAGTTGGCATCGAGTCTAAAAATTCAGGCGGTATATAACCGCCACCGGCTACAAACTTTGCTTCTGCTTGTAATTTGTCTGCTTTAGCCAGGTTAATTCTTAAGTCACCAAACGTTACAGCGAGTCGTGATAGCTCTTCAACTTCTGCCGGCGTTTTGTTTTCTCGCTCTGCGAGTATATTTATTCGACGGGCAATGCTCTGTTCAACCGTGTCGGGTGGAGAGAACAGCTCCCACTGTTCATTGGTGATCCAATTATAAAGTGTACGCTCGTTTACTTTTGTGTCTTTGTGAATCTCAGAGACCGTCCACCCTTTAATAAAGAGTCGTTTGCAGGTTTCTTTTATTTCTTTTGAATATCGAACGGCCATATTTTCGCTTTGATTGTTCTTTTTTATTAAGTTGACCTTATTTTAGGTGTCGAAAAATTAAAATTAACCCTTTGCCGTTTTTAGGAATTCCTAGATTGCTTTCATAGGTTTAGACAGGATTGCTTTGCGTTGAACACATGATTTTTAACACCTAAAATTTTCACAGCTAGTAACACAAACACCAAAAAACAGGTGATTAAAAAATGAATGGGATTTTAGTTTAATGGCAAAGAATTTAGAAACCGGTTGGCTATGTGTTGGTCGAAGTGGCGACACCATCGATGGGCGCATAATTTCAGAACAAGATGTCTTAGATGCTGCTGAGTTTTACGATCCTAAATTTTATACCGCCGTTATTTGGCCAGAACATAAACGTTGGTTTAGCCTGGGCAAGGTTACTAAAGTAAAATCTGAAAAAAACACCGAAGGCGGTGTTGATCTTTTTGCAAAGCTTCAACCCAATGATTACTACTTACAAATGAATGCGGCAGGGCAGCGTTTGTTTACCTCGATGGAACTTCCTCCTAATTTCAGAAAAACAGGCAAGGCCTATTTATATGGCCTTGGCGCAACTGACCAACCCGCTTCTATTGCGACTTCCGAAGTTATTTTTTCAGACCTTAAGTCTAGAAAAGACGTTGATGTTGAGGTTGATGCTTTACTTATTAGCCAATATACAAAACATCCCATCAATATCGACGTTCAAGATTTAAATGATGAAGAACCGGGCTGGTTTAAAAGATTCAAGAAAAAACATTTCTCTAACAATGATTCAGAGGCCGACATGAAGAAAGAAGATTTTGAAAAATTTGAAGCACAATTAAAAGAACTTACTGACAAAGTGAATAAGTTTACCGCTGCTGAAAAACAAGGAGCGGAAAGCGAAGAGACAGAAGAACAAAATTTTTCTGACTTATCAAAAAAAGTCACAGACCTTACTGAACGCTTTGCTGCTATTGAAAAAACAGTGGTTGACAAGGACAAAGGTGACGGTGCTGAAGAACATTACGCCAACTTAAAATCTGCGCTTGAAGATTTAACAAAAAAATTCAATGCGGCGCTTGAAGAAAGCGGCGGTACGGCTGCTGGCGAAGATACCGGCGGCGAAGATTTAAACGCATACGTTTAACTTAAAAAAACAGATTTATATTTTATAAATATATCAATTAGGCAGGAATCTGATTATGAGCAATATTAGTACGCAAGCACAACAAAAGATTAATGATTTACATAAGTTTACTGCACAGGCCTATGGCGGTGTAGTCGGTAAACAATATGCGGCTACGCCGACTATTGCTCAAACTTTAAATGAGAAAATCATTGAAGACGGTAATTGGTTCCTTCGTATGATTAATGTTATCCCTGTTTCTGAAATTTCAGGTGAAAAAGTCTTTATGGGCTTGTCAGGTAGCGTATCTGGTCGAACAGATACCAGTGGCGCAGGTGAACGTACAGCTAAGAATTTGGTTGACTTAAATGGCGATTTATATGCGCTGAAGAAAACAGACTCTGATGTTGCTTTACGTTATGCCACGATTGATGCCTGGGCTAAGTTTAAAGACTTCCGTGAAAAATATGGCAAGGCTGTACGCCAAGCGATTGGTAATGACCGATTAAAAGTTGGTTTTGTGGGTACTTCGGCTGCGGCGACTACGGTTGCGGCGGACTTGTCCGATGTCAACATTGGCTGGTTAGAACAAATTCGGACTTATAACGCAGGTTCTCAATATGTATTAGGTGCTTTAGGTTCTGTGACATTAGGCGGGGCAACATTCCCTAATCTTGATTCGCTTGTTTATGACGCATTAAATACGATTGAAATTCAGCACCGCGAAGATCCTGATTTGATTGTGTTAGTTGGTCGAAATGTTATGCAGGCGGCAAAAGGCTCTTATTACGATAACCAGGGCGGCACACCAACTGAAAAACAAGTGATGGAAGAAAAGCAAACCTTCGACACTTATGGCGGTTTACGGGCTTACGTTCCTCCTTTCTTTGACCCTGATTCAATTTTAGTGACATCAATGAGTAACTTGTCTATCTACTGGCAAGAATCTAGCTGGCGTCGTCAGCAACTTGATAATCCTAAAAAGGATCAGTATGAAGATTTTAATACGCGTAACGAAGGTTATGTGATTGAACAGCTTGGTAAGACTTCATTGGTTCAAGGTATCGAGTACGCATAATTTAATAAAAAATGACCGCTTAACATAGGCGGTCATACCTTATTTATTATCTATTTATTGGTGGGAATATGGCTTTTAAAAGCAAACTGCAAGCAATTAAAGAAGAGCAAATAAAGGAAGACAAAGATTTTTATGCGCCAAAAGAAAAAACAGATCTGTCTGGTTTAAAACAAGACAGTAAATCTGATAATTTATTTGAACAACTTCAGGCGGCGATGCAAGTTGATATTGCGCGTTTAAAAGCTGAGAAGAAACTAGAAGATAAGGTTCGTATTAAGTCTGAATTACTTCCGAACTATTTTTCCTTTGTGAATGACTACGTTGAACAGGGGTACGATTATCCTTGTGATGTTGCTGTGCAAGTAATGGTTTGGATGTTTGATGTTGGTGATATTGAAGCCGCACTTACATTAGGGCTCCATTTAATTGCTATTGGAAACCAAAAATTACCAAAGCAATTTAATCGTGATATTCCAACTTTTATTGCTGATGCTATGTACGACTGGGCAAATGAACAGTTGAAAAATGAACAGACAGCCAGCCCTTATTTAGATTTATTTACCTCTATGGCTGAAAAATCTGATTGGGATTTACATCCTGCTGTAATCAGTAAGAATTTAGTCATGATGGCAAAGCACAAGTTCCGTGAAGGCGATTTTAAGATGTGCGTTAAATTCTGTGAGGATGCTGAAAAGGCCAACCCAAAAGGCGCAGGTGTTAAAACTTTAAAGGGCAAGGCTATGGATAAAGTCATGGCTGGAGAAGATATAACTTAAAAGGCTCCACCTACCGGAACCTAGCAAACGCGAAATAAACAATACTTTTGTATAGCTTTAACTTCGTGCTTTGTTCCGGTATCTAAACATAGGATTTTAAATGTCACTTACAGGCAATCCAACTCTAACTACTTCACAGCCTCTGGTTAATGATGGCTTTTGGCTGGATGTGGCTGTGGGTGATTTAATTAGCAAGTATCGTATTCCGTCTGAGTATGCGGATGACACGATTAAGACAGGTTTGTTGCTTGCCATTGTTCGTGTTAACGAAAAATTAAAACGCGCTAAAGATGAAATGATTGTGTTGGGATACAACACGTTTCAGCTTTATTTAAATAACAACTCTAATTCTGTTGCCGGTGCTGAGTTATTACACATTCATTATGAACATGCTGTGTTTAGCCGAGCCAAGGCTTTTTTATTGCAACAGTTTAAAACCATGAACCGCCGTGACGTTGCTGAGAACGAAGCAAAAGAGTCTGAAGAAACGGAACAGTTTTGGTTGGATGAAAGTGCTAAATCTATTGCGGCCATTATGATGGAGTTTTTTCCAACTGAAACACATGTCGCAAATAACGATGTTTACGTGTCGAGTATATAAATGATTAAGCTTGGACAACTCCACCAGTTTTTAGTCAATCTTGATTTGGTTGCGGCTGAACAGATTGATAGCTGGGTTGAAAATCCGAAGATTGTACCGAGCGGAAAAAAATTAAGTGCTGATGGCATTATTTTATTTAGACAAGAATATGACGCGGTTTTTTCGATAGAGCGTTATCCGCACCAAAAGCATGATGTGAATTTATTGTTTGGCCAGCTCTGCGCCTGGCTAATGGAAAACGATGGTGATCGGGATGATATACCAGAGCCGATTACTGACGTGGATATTCTTGATAACAATACAGCAGATATTGAAATAACAATATCTTTTGAAGAAGACGTAGAAGCGATTGAAGATGTGAATGGAACTATTTCTCTGAATGGTAAAACGTATAGCCTGGGTGATGCTGTTGTTGATATTGCAGAAGATGGTGAGGTTAAGAGTGAGTAACGCTATTCACATGGATGTTGAAGGGTTGCTGCCCTGGAAACGACAAATGCAGTTGCTGGCTATGCCAACAAAGCTGCGTAGACGATTAATTTACCGAGTAGCAAAGCTCGTTATTCGTGATAGTAAAAAACGTGTTCGTAAACAAGTTGATTTAAAAGGTCGGCCTTTTGAAAAAAGAGCGAGAAAACGTAAAGGGAAAATGTTAGCGCGGTTAGCTAAACAACTAAAAATTATTAATAACAATAGCGTTAAGGCAGAGGTGGGCTTTAATAGTGCTGTTGCGGGAAAGATTGCAAGTAAGCAACAGCATGGTGCAACTGAAACAGTGAGTGCGCGTTCAATCAGTAAAAAAAGTTTAGCGGCATCACAAGATAGTCCTGCTACTCGTAAACAGGCTAGAGCTTTAAGAGAGGCCGGGTTTGAAATTAAAAAGAAAAGTGGCAAAGGTAAAAAGAAGCCTTCGTTAAAGTTTATTACAGAGACTTTTACAATAAGTCAAGCCGGTGCCATTTTAAGAGCGTTACGAATTGAAGCCGGTGAAACAATTAAAAAGAACTGGACTACTGTGTTACCAGCACGGTCGTTCCTTGGTGCTACTGCTAAAGAAGTGTCGCAATACATCGAGATGGTATTTAAACAAATGAAACAGGAGATATCCCGTGGCGTTAGGTAAAGTTGCAGTAAATGCGTTGAATTTAGCGCAAGGACCATTCCCAGAAGTTGAAAAGTATTTTCTTTTTATTGGGGTATGTGCCGAAAACCAAGATACTATTTTGTATTTAAATACTGATAGTGATTTAGATGTTGAATTAGGCGTTGCTGATTCAGAGTTAAAGCGACAAGTAGAAGCAGCAAGGCTTAATGCTGGTGATGGTTGGGCTTGTGTAGCTGTACCTGTTGCTGATGGCACGTTATGGGATGCTGCTGTTGATTTAGTAATGAATGCTAATGTTAAAGCAGAATCGGTTGTTATTTGTACGCCGGTGACCGCACAGGCCGAGTTAACCGCTATGTATGCCAAGTCTGTTGAAATTAAAGCGGAGTTTGGTCGACGTTTATTTTTTATTGCTGCGGCGGCTGCGATTGACCCAACACCGGTATCAGGGCAAACGTGGGCTCAGTACATTGCAGCTTTAACACCTTACACAGATAGCCTTAGTGCTTTTCGCGTGACAGTGGTGCCGTATATTTTTGATGATGCTGTTGGTATTTATGCTGGTCGACTATGCAACCAACAAGTAAGCGTGGCGGACTCCCCCATGCGTGTGGCTACAGGTTCTATTGTTGGACAAGACCAATCAACTTTGCCGGTTGATATTAACGGGGTTGTTTATTCAAACGCGCATGCTAAAGCGTTAAATGACCAGCGTTATTCGGTGCCAGCTTTTTATGCTGACTACCCCGGGGTTTACTGGTCGGATGGTGAAATGCTGGATGTTCCTGCAGGTGATTATCAAAAAATTGAAAACTTGCGTGTTGTTGATAAAGCTGCGCGCGCGGTTCGTATCGTTCTTATTGCCCTTGTGGCTGACCGTCGCTTTAGTTCAGACCCGGCTGGTGAAGCCTGGGCTGTTGGAAAACTTATGCGACCACTGCGTGAGATGAGCCGATCAACTGTATTTCAGGGAATTCCTTTCCCTGCCGAATTACGACCACCTAAAGATGGTGACATTGCTGTTACATGGATTACTCGCACGCAGGTGGAAGTGTTCATGAAGGCGCGACCTTTCGATATTCCAAAAAGTATTACAGCGAACATTATGCTGGATCTTTCTGCACCCACTGTTTAGGAGTTAAAAAATGGGTATTAAACATATTTCAGGACAAGACTTTGATGTAATGGTTGGGGATTTGCTTGTACACGTTGAAGCATTAAGTGCCGCAATTACAGACAATACAAAAGCCACCATGACAGGCGGTGTTCCGGACGGCTATGTCAGCGGCGATGTAGCTTGTAGTGGTGATATTGAAGTTGATACTAAGAACTTTAATCTCCTGGTTGAGGCAGCGCGTTCCGTCGGTAGCTTTCGTGATTTAAAACCTTTTGACATTAACTGTGTTGCACTGGTTGGCGATGAGAAAATGACGCAGGAACTCTTTGGATGCAAGCTGAATGTTTCTGATTTAATTAATATCGATCCAAAAGGCGCTGAAAAGAGCAAACACAAGGTTACCTTTGAAGTCACTGATCCTGATTTTGTAAGAATCAATGGCGTTCCTTATCTTGGTGAGAGTGATACCAGGGGAATCTAGTGCTAATACCTTTAACCTTACAACCTTTATCATTTGAGCCGCTGGCCTTAACGCCCGTTGCTCTTAGTTAAATAATTTAATTTGCGAGAGTATAAATGAACATTTTTAACAATGAAATATCAGCCGCAAAAACAACAACAGGCTTTTTAATGAAGGCAGGTCAAACTTTGACTGTTAACTTTTCTGCAACTGGTTCTGTCGATATTGAATATAAAAGTTCTGATAATTGGATTCTTTTAGGATCTGTTATTAATGATAGTGCTCAAGTAGCCAATGGGAATATGGTTGTTCGCTTAAAAATAACGGCCAATACAGGTGAAATTGACGCAGCAATTACTTAAGCGGTTTAAATATGAAAAAGTTTACAACTAAAAAAATTATTGCCGCGCTTAAAAAACATAATCATCCATTTTTTAAGGGCGACTATAACTTAAATTTAATTGGTGTTCGATCTAGCGATACAGACGCTAATACATTTAATGATTTTCTGGTTGTGTTGTGTGAAATTGATGGAAAACAGGAAATGTATGTCTTCCCAATGACTACTGACCCGGGCGTTTATTATCGAGAGTCGCCTATTAATGTAAATGGCACGGCAGTGCTTGTTCCTGGTCATTATAGAGCTTGTTGGAAAATTGGTGCTCATCGTGGCCAATACCATGCCTTGGTTCAGCGTGGAGAAATGGCTGTTTATCGTGATAATAGCCATGACTCGGAAATTGATTTTGATGGAAGTTCTGTTGAGACAGGTTTTTTTGGTATTAATTTACATCGTGCGAACAAAAACCGTTCTTCTTTGCGAGTCGATAAATGGTCAGCCGGTTGCCAGGTGTTGGCTAACCCCGAAGATTTTGATTTTGTAATGAAGTTGGTTGATGAATCCGCTAAAAAGTATGGTGATAAGTTTAGTTATACATTGCTAGAGGAAGATGATTTATGAATATGAAAAATATTGTTGCTCTTTCCCCTTATCTTATTGTTATTGCTTTGGTGGTGTTTCTTCTGGGTATGTGGGCAGGTTATGACTGGCGAAGCACGATTGCAGAAGCTGACCAGGCAAAAGCGGTTAAATTTGCGCTTAAAAAACAAGCTGAAAATAACGCTATTTCTCGGGCTGAGGAATTAGCTTTTATTAAGTCGCAACAAAAAACAAAAGTAGTTTATCGTTCTATTACTAAAGAGGCTCCTAAATATGTTTCAGCTACGCAAAAAAATGATAGTGCTTGTAACGTCTCTATTGGTTCTCTCCGGTTGTTCGACCATGCAGTCAGTGAGCGAATGCCCGAAGCCGCCGCCACTGTTAACTCAAGAGATACCGAGCCTTCCAACATTACAGAAGAGCGACTAATTAATTACAGCTTAAGTAATATTGAAAAATACAATAAGGCAAAAAATCAATGTAACGGTTTAATTCGATGGGCAAAAAATATAGCCAAAAACAATGCTAACAAGGAAAATTAAAATGCTAGAAAAAGATCCAAGCACGTATTCATACATCACTTACGCATGGGTTTTTCTCGTGGCAATTTGGGGCGGCTCTGTGAATTACTTGCGTAAACGGCGCGAAGGCATTATTCCTGTTTTTTCTATTACAGAATTTGCCGGTGAATTAATGACATCGGCATTTGCAGGTTTAATTACTTTTTTTCTCTGTGAGGCGGCACAGTTTAATCCGATGCTTTCTGCAGCATTAATTGCTATATCTGGCCACATGGGTTCTCGGGCTATTTTCATGCTTGAGAAATACTTACAAAAACGTGTACCAGGTAATACAGATAAAAAGTAAAGCTGGAAATAATCAATTTTTTAAAAAAGGTGGAGAGAGAAATGTCACATGTAATAACAGTAACCGTTGCGGATGTTGATGTTAATTTTAACGTAAGTGATGATGATTTTAACAAGTATATTAACGATCAGATGCCGAATGAAAAAGTGAGCTCGGCTTATAATTTCTTGAGCCGTACTGTCGATGAAGACAGTAAAGAAGAATTTAAAAAAATAGCCTTAAACGGTGCTGTGCCTAAAGGCTTGGTGGTAATGCAGATTGTGGGCGTTGTTGCTGAAGAGTTTGGTAGCGGGGTAGCCATAAGTTTAAAAAAGCCGAAAGAATCGCCAGCGGAATAAAGGCCAACGGCTTGCACCAGATGACTTGTTTGGTGCATCACTGGTTTCCAAACACACCGGTGACCAATGAAAGTATGGGCGAAGCGTTGTATATGGAACAACGTTACTGGGAAAACATGAAAAACGCAGTTGCTGCGGGGATTAGCGAAGTACTCTAAATGTCAGCCGCATTACAAAAACTTAATTTTATTGTATCGATGATCGACAAAGTCTCTAGCCCTGCTGGAAAGATGATGAAGAAAATGGATACGGTAACAACAAGTATTCAATCTGGCTATCAGAAAATTGGGTATGGTGCGGCTGGTTTAGTTGGTGCAGGTTATTCATTAGAACGTCTTCTTGAACCAGCCAAAGAAATGCGTACTGCACTTGGAACTATAAGTAGTCTCGGCGTTGAACAAACTGCTTTAGCAAGTTTGAGAAAAGAGGCTCAACGTACCGCTGTTGAATTTGGCGGTGATGCTATCGAAATTATTACCGCAAGTTATAAATTACAAAGTGCGATTAGCGGTATAAAAGGAAATGAGTTGGGCATGTTGGTTAACAAATCAACTTTACTTGCAACCGCAACAAAAGGTTCGCTCGAATCCACCAATGCCTACGTTGGACAAATGTTTAATATTCATGAACTTAATGCGAAAGCAATAGGCAAAACCGCATTTATGGATGAGCTCATTAGTAAAACAGCCAAAGCAGTTCAGTTATTTAATACTGATGGTGAAAAAATGGGTGAAGCCATGAAAAATATAGGCAAGCAAGCCACGGCAATGAAAGTGCCGCTAGGTGAGCAGCTTGCTGTTATGGGTTTTCTTCAGAACACAATGATAGAAGGTAGCCGAAGTGGTACGGCTTATCTTTCTTTCCTCTCTAATATTGGCAAAGCAGAAACAACACTAGGTATGAAGTTCACCAATTCTCAGGGTGCCGTATTACCGATGGTCGATATTATTGCAAAACTTGAAGCTAAGTTTGGTGACTTAAGTAAGGCAGCAGACCAAGGAAAACTTCAAAAAGCATTTGGCAAACGAGGACAAGCTGTTATCTCTGCGATGGCGGGGAGCATGGGAACTTTCTCAGGACATTTAGATAAAATAAATAAAGCTAATGGTTTGGATGACATAATGAAAATGGCTCAAGAAATTAGAGACCCATGGGACAAATCTGCTGCTGCGGTGAATAATTTCAGAGTGAACTTTGGCGAAAAATTACTTGTTTACATGATTCCTGTTTACAACAAAATAACTGAAATAACATCGACGATGACAAAATGGATGGATATGTTTCCTAACCTCACAGGTTGGATTGCTAAAGGAACATTAACAATAATCAGTTTGATTGCAGCAATGTCTCTTTTATCTATAGCTGTTGGAGTTAACAAGTTTTTAATGGTTGGGTGGGGAGTCGCTTTTTCAACCTTAAAATTTGCTTTTATTGCAATGAAGTTTTCACTGTTAACAGTAATACCTGCTGTTTGGGGATTTACTTCAGCTTTACTGGCTAACCCGATCACTTGGATTGTACTTGGTGTTACTGCTTTGATAGCTGTGATTATTGCCGCTGTTGTTTATTGGAAAGAATGGACAACTGTTATTTTTAATTTTGGATCTAGATTTTTAGAAATGATTGGCATATTTGCTGCGGTTGAAGGTGCGCTTATTGTTTGGGATACACTAAAACAATGGTGGACACAATTTGCCGCCTGGCTTGGCAGCCTAAACCCTTTTTCTTTTATCGGAGAAGGCATCGATTGGCTTATTGATAAAATCAATTTAATACCGGGTATTGATATTAGCACAGCGACCGACGCACCCAAGCCTATAGCTGCCCCTGCAAGTTTAAATCCTAATGTCTCTCGAGGTAACCAGGGAGGTGTAATTAATCAAATTAGCAATGCGAGCAACGCGAATAGTAGCCGTTCTATTGGTGATGTGCATGTGAACAACTATGGGCAGCCTATGAACGGCCAAACTTTACGCGATGAAATGGAGTTTGCAGCAGGTTAATAATGGCTGATTACGTTGATATTAAAATTACCGATGATGACCTAACACAAGATGTAGGCGGTGAACCAGAGCTGATATATGACGCAGATTGTATTACGCAAGATATTAAGCATTTGGTGCGTGATAGTGGTTTGCTTGTTGAAATTATTGGTCAGCGAAATGATGTGGTTGTTCAAGAAAAACTACAACAGCTAACTTTGCTCATCGAAGATGATGAGAGGCTGATACCTGGTACTGTAGATATTACACAAGAATCTCTGGGTGTTTTTTTTATTGTTGCTACAACTTATAAATATGGAAAAACAAGTTTAAAAGTGAATGTTTAAATGGCCGATGTTGATTTTAAAAAAATATTAAAAGATGAAGGTATTCCTACCACGCAAGAAGAGCTTGATGCTCAG